ATGTTCTACGCTCATCGAGATTGTTGAAGCTGAAGAGATCTCCACGCGCAGGAGGATTGACTGCAACTCTCTCGACGAGCGTACCAGAAAGGACTGCCGTACCAGATCCATTCCAGTTGGGAACGTATGCAACATTTGCTTCGCCTGTAATTGTAAATACAGGATCTTGACGTGGGTAGTCGAATGCAAATGCTTCCTCTCCGCCGTTGATAGCAAATAGTTCTCCTTTGCCTTCGTATGCAAAGCTTCTGGTATCTGTCGTGCTGACAGGTAGAGGAACAATACCAGAACCCTTGTATGCTTTGGTGAAGGTGTCTGTAGCAGCACCTGTAAAGTCGATGGGTACAAAGGCAATCCATCTGGGCAGCACTCTGACGATGGTGCTGATATTGATAGCAATGTCTCCAGAACCAACGTAGACAGGTCTGAAGTTGACATCGGCAGCACCACTGATTTGTGGACCACCCATTGCATATCTGGTGACTGTCTCGGTGATACCTTCGTAATCATCCGTGATGGATGGGTAGAAGTCACTGACAGATCCATAATCGAAGTAAGAACCAGAGATAGAACCTGTGGTTACAAGATCAATAATTCTCTGGTCCTTACGACTTTCAATCGTATCATTGGCGATAGATTGGATCGTAATGGAGTCGATTGGATTGGTAGCAACCGAACCATAATCCAGAGGAGTGAATATAGTGTCGGAAGTATGACTGTAGTGGTATGTTCTTCTCTCGACAAGGTTGCCCATGTCGAAGAGGACACCAGATCCGACCTCGCTGAATGTAGTTCTTTCGACGTGCTCGACATCGATGGTGGCAACACCAGAACCATTGAAGTTGGGTACGAATGCAACTTTTGTGTTGCCAGTAACATCGAAGAGGACATATGCAGGATATGGTGCTCTCTCGAATGCGATAGCAGCTTCGCCAGACGTGAAGAGAGTTCCTTGAACTTCGTAACCGAAGGTTCTCCTTTCTTCTGCTTTCTCGAAGTTGAATAGATTGCCATCGCCAATGAAGCGTTTGACGACTGCATCTTGACCCTCGCCACGGACCTCAATATTGACATTGGCAATCCATCTGGGTTTCGTTCTACCACGACCCTCGACAAAGGCAAACAGATTACCTTTACCAACGTAAGAGAACTCTCTCCTGACTGCTGCAGTACCATGTACCAACAGATCACCCATCGCGTAGCGAGAGATGGATTCCATGATGGAACCATAGTCTTCGCGAACAGTCTCTGGAGCGTCCTCGCCATCGAGAAGAATTGGACCATAATCCAGATAAGATCCAGAAGTAGTACCACCTACTACCAGGTCAATAATTCTGTCGTCCTTACGACTTTCAATGGTCTCATTAGCAATAGATTGAATCGTAATAGATTCAATTGGTTGATCAGCAACAGATCCGTAGTTGCGATACTGGAAGATATCATTAGATGTGCTGCTGTAATGATATGTGATTTTCTCGACAGCAGTCTCGAAGTTGAATAGAGTTCCAGATCCTTTGTAATGATCTGTCTGTCTCTCGACCGCTGTACCTTCTGCCTTGACTGTACCTTCTGCAATCCAGTTGGGAGCAAAAGCAACGTTTGCAGCACCTTGTAGCGGTAAGATAGCGGTGTCTTCTGGTGGGTTGAACCCGACCGCCTCGGCAGCGCCAGAGAAGGCGTAGAGGGCACCAGAACCTCTATATGCATACGCTCTGCTGTCGTCTGCATTGTTGATGCTGAATAGAGAACCAGAACCTTCGTGTAGAAGACTGAAGTTTGTCTTCGATGCACCAAAGATTCCAATGTTGACAAAGGCAATCCATCTGGGTTTCGTTCTGCCGCGACCATTGACGAATGCGAACAGTCCACCAGAACCAACAAAGTTGGGAGTAAATACTTGCTTGGCAGTACCACTGATTGGGAACAGACCGAATGGATAATCTGTCTGGTTCGTGAGGATGTGACCCCAGTCGAGTCCGACAGTAGATGGGGTCTGCTCACCATCAGTGAGGATAGTGCCAAAGTCTAGGAATGCACCAGAAGTAGATCCAGATACAACTAGATCAATAATTCTTTCGTTTGCACGACTCTGGATTGTCTCATTAGCAATCGACTGAATCGTAATCGAGTTGATTGGCGACTCGGCAACCGATCCAAAGTTCTCATAGGTAAAGTAATCGATGCTGGAATTGTTGTAATCCCAGACGACTTTTTCTTCTGTGGAAGAGAATCCAAATAGAGTTCCTTCACCGACATAATCGTATGTCTGTGTGAAGGTAGTAGTGCTGAAGTTGAACAGGACACCAGAACCAACCCAGTTAGGTCTGAAGCTGACACCAGCATTACCATAAACACCAAGCAGTCTCTTACTGGTATCTCCATCTGTTGGTTCTGATGCTGTCAGATATCTGACACTTATTACTCCGTAGTTGTCGTATTGAGTGCCACTGCTTTCGAGCTGATAAAATGAAAGTTCTTGATCTTCTCGCTTTGCTCCTGCAGGAACATCAATGAATAGTCTTTGGACACCTGGATTAGTATCTGTCTCTGGAATTAGTGTGAAGAAATCACCAAAGTAATCGTTAAAATTACTAGAGAAATCAATTTTGAGATCTTCGTTAAGATCTGGTTCTTCTCCACCATTAGATCCATTGCCCTTAATGGCGTAAATTTCTAGTCGATCTACATTGCGTAGATCTTTCTTGAATAATACTCTTCTAAAACCATTGGTTCCAGCACCCGATCCACCAAAGCGAATGTGAGGACCAACATTAAATCCACCAGCAGATCCTATTCCAGATCCACCAGATCGGAGTGAAGTGCCAAGCGTTGGATCGAGAGATGATCCTGGACGAGGATCGTTGTAATATAGATCGCTCGCAGAATCCCAATGAGCAATACTATAACGAGGATCCTCTGGGAATACCTTGGTGACAGACTCTCCAGTAAAGCTACCGCTGAACAGGGTGCCGAATGCATTCCAGTTAGGAGCATAAGCAACTTTAGTGTCACTACGGAGGGGTAGTAGACCCTCCGTAGCAATCGCAGGTACATAATGAGTGTTGGCATTGCCAGCAACCCACAGTGTTCCAGAAACGATGTATGGGGCATCCAGTCTGTATCTGGATCCGCCGAACTCGAATACTGTGCCAGAACCAACCCAAGTCTTGATAACAGACCAGGTGGTGAGCGAGTGGAAATGGGTACGACCCATTGCCTGAATATTTGATGTGACTGTGATTTCGCCCCAGTCATCCGTGGCGTATGCTTCTACTTCTGTGATAGATCCATAATCAACTTGGTTCAGGGGACCGCCTGACTCTACCAAGTCAACTATTTGATCATCTTTGTAATCTTCAATTACTTTATTTGCGTGGTCTGCAATTACCCAATATGCACGACCCAGCGCACCAAAATCTAGATATAAAAACTGGTCCTCGATCGCTGATGTATAGCTGTAAGAAATCAACCCCAGTGCCTTCACAGCAACAAACTGGGGCATTCTTCCAGTACCAGCGTAGGAGAATACCATAGACTACAGCCAAGTTAAAAAAATAGGGGGATCGCCAGCGAAGCAATCCCCCCATAATGTAGAACTCAATTTCAGAATATCAGTCGAGGCTGACGTTCAGGGTGACTTTGATTTGGTCACCAGCGTTTTGAATCGCGTATGGACCATTGGTGAATCTTTCAGCGAAGAAGATTGCGCTGTAAAGTGTTAGATCACCAGTACCATTTAGTGCCTTGGTTGTAGTGAAGGTGTTAGCATCGAGTACATCGAATACGGTGTATGTACCAGGAGTTGTAGTGCTGTTTCCAGTGCCCTGGTCGATGTAAACTGCATCACCTTTGACAAGACCGTGTGCAGTTGCGGTTACCTTGCTGAAGTCAAACTCAACCTCGTCATTGTTGTTAGAAGGCTGAATGTTGTCAATCAGTACGTTGTTCAGGTAGACAGTAACTTGTCCTAGCAGTTCTTGACCATTATCGTCATAAGTGACGTGATCGATACCAGTGATGATGGTATTAGCATCGATGCCGTTAGGAGCACCACCGACAACACCAGCAGTACCAGTCTGGGAGACTGCCATGCCTACGGTTAGATCTTCACCGACTTCTGCTTGGAATGTACCGTTACCAGATACAGCGCCAACGTTTGCTTTGTCTAGATAAACGGTGGTTCCTGCAATACCAGCAATTCTTGCACCAGCAGCAACGCCAGTACCAGTTAGTCTCTGACCAACTGCAAGACCCGAAGTAGCACCAACAGTTACCTCAAATTCACCAGAAGTACCAGTGATGGTAGTGGTGTTAGCAACAGCAGCAAGAACGATATAGTCGTTACCGATAGTACCACGAACACCAGTCTTGCTGATAGTGGTTCCAGCGGAAGCGGATGCTGCATCTGCTACACCATGAATGGTGGTAGGCATGTTGTTGGCACGAACAAGCATGTAACCATAAACGTCGCCAGCAGCACCAGTGAAGGTGAAGGTTTGCTCTGGATAAGAAGCGGTTGTTCTACCAGCACCAAAGTCTAGGTTTTGGTTGGAGAATGTACCAGTATTCTTGACGCTTAAGAGGAGAGTTAGACCGTCAATGTCAACGACATATGCACCAGTACCAACGTCACCGCCAGTTACATAGTCGCCCTTTTTGATACCAGTGTTAGCAGCAACAGTGATGGTATATTCGTCTTGAGTACCACTACCTTGTACAGCAGAAACTGCAGCAGTTTGTAGGGTTTCAATCGTCCAACGGTTGCCGTTCAACAGAATACCATACTGGTTACTATAGTTCTGGTCAGTTCTGTTGTTTTCAATTTGGTGATAACCAGTTACAGGTGCAGAACCATAACCCAACGTATTGTTGTTGGTGTAAGGCTCATAATATCTGGTTTGGGAAGGCGTATCACTTTCAGCGGGATACGTATTGGTGGTGAACAACTTAAGAATTAGGTTCCTGGGAATCTCCTGATTATAATTCAGTAGATTACGCAGAGAATCAATTTCACCGTTGTCGGTTACTAGCAGTGCCATGTAAACTCTCCGTGTTTATCTCTCGGTGTAAATTTATTTATATCGTTACTATTTATAGTTTCAGTTTTAATGAGACCATGCATCGTGAAATATTGAGCGAATAATTCACCTTGAACTGAAAAATGTCTCCTGCGTTCACTGTAGTGTTCCAGGTAGACAGACTGTCGTCTTTGTTTTTTCTGGCCGTGAAGTTATTTATGGATCCTAGAGTAGGAAGTTCAGTACCGCAGATAGACTGAAAGTTGGGGAAGTCAGCAAAACTGCACTTCTCAATATCAACTTCGATGTTGCCCTCGCTGTCAGCAAGGATGGTCCAAGACTCGATAGTTCCAGTAACGTCAACGGTCATGGTTCCTTTTGGACCATTCCCCATAGGGAAAGAACCACTGTCTATGACATAGTTAAGAGTTCTGGTTAAATCTGCTGTAGTGGCATATGCCACTCCAAAGAATTGAACACCAGCAGATGGTGGTGTGCTAAAAACAATCTGATCATTAGAAACAATATAATCTACGCCTGGTGACAATACAGTGTCGCCAATAGAGATTAGTAATTGCTCTTCATTCAAAGGAGTATATGGTTCTCCATTGACAATCAAATTGAATGTGTCTTGTGTTCCATCAAATTGTGACGCTAAAGACTCTAATAGTAAATTAGAATACTGTACCGACTTTGACGGAATCTGGTAGTTTACGTCAAGTTTATGTTGCGTTGGTAACTGCTTACCAACACGATATGCATTATTACCAACCCTGACGTTATACTGTGCCATCAGGAAACTCCAGGACTTACTTCTGCGTTGCCCATAATTACTCTGGTCTTGTATCCGTTAGGGTCTGTAAGAACAATGTCATAGACATATCTTCTACGATCTAACGCCAGGGTTTCGGTGTCTGTTAGTGCCAGAGCAATTTCCCCTGTAGTTCTGTTGACAAAATCTAGAGTGAATGGAATTGAAGTAGTTGCAGAATAACTCTTCTTCATCGCTGCAGCACCAGTATACCCCGACATGTTTAGTGGGGTTCCGTCTTTATTAGTGATGAAAAAGGTGACGGCAAAGTCTGCTCCTTTATCAATCAGTATGTTGACTGGTATCGCTGCCATCGGTATCCTTTTCTAGTAGGTTAAGTGCTTCCAAACCGCCTTCTAGTTTAGTGCGATATTCACGCAACTTGGCAAGTTCTTCTTCACCTCTTCTGATCTTCAGATCATAATCTGCAAACTGCTTTTCAAATTCAGCTCGCAACTGTGCATTATCCATATTGAGTATAACAAGTATCTATATTTAGACGATCAATTCTGGGTAGGTTGCGGTTTTTCTTCCAATGGAATTAGGTGTTCTAGGGTATGTTGCTCCCTGAACTGGTCTTCTACCTTTAAGTTTTAATTTGTGACCAGAGAAATCTGGTTCGTCAAAGAATGCTCGTAGTCCAGGTGTTCCTGCTGCCTCTGTATACTTATATCCGCCATTTCCACCGCCACCACCAATGTAACAATTGCCGAAAGAAATTGCATTGGATAAAGATGCGCCACCAGCACTAGGAACATTAGTCCAAGAAAAACTGGATCCACCCGAAGGGATACTACGTACTACATTCTTTGCTGCCCTGACCAATAATTGCTTGGTCACATTTGGTGATGGCCAAGTTCCATTATAGTATTGATACTTCTCCATCAGGCAAGCAATTTTTCCTACAACAGTTGGTGTTGCACAACTTGTTCCAGAGAACATACCCCACTTGTAAGATCCGTATGTCGAACTCTGATATGCACTGTAAGTATTTGCTCCAAGTCCTGTGATAGTAATACCAGGTCCACGGTTTGAATATCCATCCCAACCAGGCATTGCTTCCGAGTTGTATCCCGCTGCTACATCAATATTATTATTAGTTCCATGTGGACCATATGCTATATGGGGATACCAAGTAGTGACACTGGAAGTAGAAGCACTGTTATTATTTCCATAAGAGATAAACGTAATATCATATGGAGTTGTTTGATCTACGGTAACGTACACATTTTGAGCATCATCTCTCTTTGTGTATGTTCCTCCATTATTACCAGCAGCATTGACACATACGATACCACTATTCCAAGCAGTTTCTAGTGCAGTGTGTAGAGAAGTATACGTATACTGGGTGGGCATCACTACACACCATCTGGTGCCGTTAGTTTCATCATAAACTTTAAATGGGATAATATTTGCCTTGACAAATTCTGACAAATCAGATCCCCATCCACCTGCTGTTGTGGTAAGAACCACATCGCCATTTGTAGCGCCTTGTCCTGTTACTCCATCAGTCAAGTTAGCTCCACCATCAGCAACTCTAATTACAAATGGATGACCAGATGCATTTACAGAGAATGTAAGGGTGTCTCCATCATTAATAGTGACAGATTGATTATTTCCACTAACAGCTCCGTTTCTATCAGAACCACTCAAACTATAAAATCCTGGTCCAGGAGTTACATTGATAGTGTAATTGTTTGTAGTACCATCACTGGGATTTACAGTGATAGTTCCCTTCATGTTGGAGTGTTGTGTACACTGATACCAATATGGACTATCGCCAGAATGACTACCACTGGGTCTATTGACAGTTCCATTTGGAGTGACAATACTGTCAACATATTCTACTGGAATCGCTCGTTTCCTATCTTGCAGATATTGATATTCTGCAATCATGATAGTGGGGTTTTTCTCTCCAGTTTCTGGATTATTTGGTTTGGCATTATGCCAATCAATCAATGCTTGAATACACTCCGTTGGACTGTCACCAGTAACTAGGTACATTGCATAGAGATTTGCTTTCTTTGCAAATCCACAAATAGTACCACCAGAAACACTCAATACACCAATGCCGTGATTAGTCAATCCACTGTTGCCACCATCTTGAGATGTTACTTGGTTGTTAGCAGCTGCTTCTAGATCTGGCCAATCCATTGGAATGAATCTAGATGCTGTTCTTAAAGTCCAAATTACATCTCCAGAATCACTGCCATTATTTTGAACACTACCATCATTTACTGCACTTCCACCATCACCAACTCTAATCTCAAATGGGTGGGTAGAAGCAGTTACACTAAATGTTACAGTATCTCCTTCCTGAAATACTAGTGGTGGATTGCTTCCGTTAACAGTTCCATTTCTATCAGATCCACTTAAAGTGTAGATACCAGAACCACCAAAACTTACAGCAATATTGTAGTTTTCTCTAGTGCCATCAGCAGCATTGACTGTGATGGTATTCTTCATATTGGGGTGTGCTGTACACTGATACCAATAAGGATCTACCCTTGCATGAGAGTCATCTTCACTTGATAACTTTTGGAAGTCTGGGTGTACATCATGTAAACCTTGGTAAGTAGACCAGTTTCCACCACTACCAGATTCTAATGTAACGATATCGACGTTCTTTCCAGTCCACCTAGAAGTATAAGTGCCATCAACAAAGTATGCGTCGTCACCATTAGTGCTACCAACTTCTCTACCAATTTTTTGAATTTCTCCACCAGGATCTGTAGCAACGATATGTTCTGTGTCCAAGTAAAACTGGAGACCAGAATTATCTTCTCCTAGTCCAGATGCTGCTCTGTAAGATGAACTCGTGGAAGAAGTAAATCTTTTTGTCATGCTCTCCTTATCTGGGAGAGTACATGGAAATGATTGTGGAACTTCCATTGCAGAAACAACTCTTGGATCTGCTTTTAGAGTCTCTATGAAATCTCCCTCGACAAGCATAACAAGTAAGGTAGGCATAGATGGAAGCATATTCCACCACTCTGCTTTATTCTCGTCAAAACTATCTACAAATGCTTGCTTGTCAGTTCCTTCAACAAGGACAACATCTACTAATACCGCTGAACCGCCTAGTTCCATTTTATGCCTCTAGTTGGAGTACAGTCATCTCAACAGTGATGGATTGTTGTCCTCCAGACTTATTCATAACAGCTAGATAGACATTTGTTGATGGAGTACCATCGTCATTAAATCCAATCAAAGCGGGGGTGAAGAGGACATCTTCATTGGTTCCTGTTGTAATAGCTTCTGCAATTACACCAGAACCAGGGGTGGGATCTTCTGTAATAGTCCTAGATGCATCTGCTGTTCTTGCTGCAGATGTAGGATAAATTCTTACCCATGCTGGGTGAGAGACATTTAACTTTAGTAGTGCATATGATTTATACGCTGTAATAACAATACCTTCATCAGTATCATTAGCATGAGTAGCACTAGTGGAGTTGTTAAAATCTTGTCTTGTCCCAAGACTGGTGCCACCACCGCCTCCACCACCACCGCCGCCAGCGGAACTGATTACTCCATTAGTAATAGTGACAGTAGATCCGTCTACTTTTACACCGCCCAATACAGTTGTGCTTGCGGTTGGTAGTTGATAACTATCAAGGGTTCCACCACTGGACTTCCAGCTGCTACCATTCCAGATCCAAGTAAGACCACCCTCGGTATGTGTAAATGAACCGTCTGTAGCTTGTCCAGCGGTATCTGGGAATAGAATTGCCATTTCTTAAGATCTCTCCGTTTAGTTATTTATTTCAAATTTCTTGAACATATAACTGACACGTTTCAGTACCAGTTCTACTTCCAGATGCAGTCAAAGACTTTAATCTAATTTGATATGTCATAATATCACCAGCAGTTCCGCCATGATTATCTATAAACTCAAAATACAATGGTGTTACGCCAGTGACATTTGGATCTGTTGTGGCAATTGTACAAATCTCTGTCAGTGAAGATCCATCACTTCTTTCAATGGCAATAAGTCCACTAGTATTGTTGGTGCCATTTAGTTTACCGAACAAGATACTAATTCTTGCTCTAGAAAAGTTTGATACAGTAATACCTGCATTAAACGTTCCGTTATCATCAGCGAATAATGTTCCAGATCCACCCAAAGTAAACGACGCATCAACGTCGCCAACAGCAGTTCTGAATGCCGAGTTTGGAGAGTCTGCTACGAGAGGAGGGGATGCATCAACCCATGCTGCTGGGTTTGCTCCATTGTCGTAGTAAACTTTTAATCGACCAGAATCACTTTCCCACCACATATCTCCACTGGTGGCATTTGATGGTGGATTGTCACCTACTTCGACATTGGCACCACCACCTTCACCCCAATACAGTTGACCATTTCCATCAGTGGTTAGAGATTGTCCAGCGTTGCCGTCAGAAGTTACAAACTTAACAACACCATTAATTTTTCCAGTACCGTCGATATTGAATGTGGTATTGCCACTTGACTTGAGTGTTAACCCGCCAGAACCTGGGGCGTGGTTGATTACAATTTCACCATCTTTATCGACAAGAACACCATAGTCATTTGCCAGTGCATTAGCAATAGTACCAAATCTGGTATTGGATGGAACAACTACATTGTTTCCAGTTAACGTTAAGTTTTCTGATGCTGTTACTGTAGTAATTGAATTTGTATTTACTCCACCAACATTAATACTAGAAGCAGTTGTATCTCCTCGTCCGACTACATCGTTGAGTGTAGAAGTTTCTGTGTAACTTGTTAGATATCCAACAGCGCCGTGATCACCCCATCCATAGGCGGTGTCCCACGATACGTTGTTGTAGTTTAGAGGAGTTAGATACTTGGTTGTTTGACCTAGAGATAGAGTAATAGAATCTTGGGGACCAAGATTAGTGATGTTCAGGTTATTGACGAATGTCTGTGTTACTCTTGCGTCAATAGCAGCATTCGCTCTGGCATCTGTGAAGTAGAGGTTGGTGCCTTCCAGGACTGAAGATGTGGAAAACTCGTTGAATGCTAGGTCGATTGTTAACGATCCGTTGGCGTCATCATAAGTGACCGCTGTTCCCACACCACCTTGTAATAGGGCAGCAACCCTATCATCCACCTTCTCGTCAAAGGTAACGTCTAACCCGTTTACATCAGCAGCAAGAGCATTAATTTCCTGGCGCTGTTGATCAAGGGTATATGTAATTGGTACGTTTCTTAATGGCATGATACCAGACTATTCCTCTATTTTAGTATTTATCAGTGTGCAATAACCTGAACTGCGATAGACCCAGTGTCAACGTTCGCACCGTCTCCTTCTCTGTATGCAACGAAATCTACATGACCAGTGGATCTACTAGTAGTCACAAATACTTTTTGAGAACCACTATAATCCATGTGATTGGTGAAGACATAGTAGTCAGTGGCATTAGTAAATGGACTTGTGAAAGACATGCGATAGTTGCCACTGGATTGCTGTGTTACTGTTACTCCTGCGGTTCCAGTCCACGTAGGAGATGCACCTAGTGTAATCTCGCCAGCTTTACTAGTTGCTGGTGGTGTATACGTTGTTGTGGTGCCACTGATGGGGTGTGCTGATGCTGGTGGTGTAAAAGCAGCAGTGTTTACTGAACCGACAGATGTGTATCTAACATCAGTTGTTAGTCGAATATCATCAATAAAAATATCAGGGTTCTGCGTAGCAGTTGTTTGTGGTCCACCAAATAATAAATCTTCGGAAGTGTTTGTAAGATCGTTACCATCTATAGCGTCAAGATAAGTATAACTGGATTCCAGTCCATTTCTATAGAAATGAAGCTTTCCATCAGATTCTTTAACAAGAGCAATATGAACCCAGTTCCCTACGTGTATGTTTTGCCAAACTGTTGCACTATCAAGAGCAAGAGTTTCGTTTACGTTGCTATTCGTACCAATATCATGATAATCAAATTTCCATGCAGTGTTTGCACCAACATTTGAATAGTGTAATTGCCATCCACCACCAGTAGCGCCTGGATTGCTTGTGTTAGTGCTAGTGGACAAATCTGATGCCGTCTTTGATACGACCATATGTCTGTCAGTGACTTGAGATCCTAGAGGAGCAGAATCTACGTAAAGCCAAAATTCAAGTGTAAATTCTCCCGTGAAATCATATTCACTTCTATGAGTATATTTGACTCCATTACCAACAGACTTTAATACATTGGCACCATATTTGGCAGGAGTGCTTACTAGAACTGGTACTGGGGGTGTTCCGCTAGTGCTTTGAGCAGTGCCAGTATCACCAAACTTTACGTCGTTAAAATCACTATCGAAAGGAACTCTCAATGCAACCTTATCCCAAGCAGTTTCTGCTGGGATTGTAGTTGCTTGTGTGCTGCCAAGAATAAACTCTTGCCATGCAGTTCCATCATAGAAATGTGGTTTGCCACCAATCTGTCTTAATTCACCTAGAGTTCCTGATGGACCAGATCCTTCATTAACACCAAACTTAAATCCGTTAGCGGTAAATGGATCTCCACCACCCGCTACGCTGATAACACCATTGCCATCAACAGCGATAGTTGTACCATCTGGTTGTACAGTACCGACAGAAGACGTGGTTGCGACGGCAGTCTGAATTGGAGATCCACTAACTGTAATTCCTCCTGCATCAATAGTTCCAGCAAACGTGGCAGATCCATCTGCAAGAATTTCTACATTTTTAACTGTCTGACGATATGCTTGAAGAACTGGATGTGAGGTACTAGTTCTCTGAATAGTGACGGCTCCATCAGAGTCAATCTCCATTCCGTTTGTAGAAGTTGAACTGGTGTCAATGCCCCCAGCAAATGTAGAAGTGCTGCCAATCTCTAGAGTACCATTAAATCTGGCATTACCTTGAGCATTGATTTCTGATGTGACAGTTGTAGATCCAGTTTGTTTTCCTTTCCAGAGAGCACTTGCCCCACCAGTGGAAATATAAATCTGTCCGCCACTGGTTACGTTAAATCCAGAAATAGTAGATGTCTCACTGATACCACCCTCATCAAAGTCAGCAATATTACGAGTGGATAAACCATATGGTCCATATATTGAACCACCAAAAATTGCTGCGGTGATCATGTTGCCAGGAGTTATCTCATCGGCAACTTTAAGTATGATCCCTCCAGATGCAGAATGGATCTCGTCATTAATTTCAAGATCTCCTAAAACTGTCGCACCTGTAAGGTTAGTTGCGAGTTTTTTAGCACCGTCATAGTAAAGTTCAACAGGTCCATCCTTCAAGAATGTGGCATACAATTCACTAGTATCAGATTCTGATCTAATCTGCAAAGCATCAGAATCAATAAATGATGTCAGGACACCTGCTGAACCATCATAGTAAATTTTTAGGTCAGCATCATCACCGAAGTTTGCTACTATATTATCAGAAAAAGTAGGACTGCTATTGAATGTTGCAATGCCGTCGAATGCTACGGTGCTTTGAAATGTTACATCACCAGAGAATGTTTTACTCCCACCAAATGTTTTCGTACCATCGACTGCTGTGTCTAGGTCAGATGCAATTAAGTTAATCTCTTGACGCTGCTGTTCCAGCGTATGCGCCTTTGGTACGTTACGTAGTGTCATTTGATT